ACCGCCCGGCAGGTTTGACAGCGTACCCGCGTCAACAAGTTGACGAAGGATGGAAGTGCCCGACTTGGCGTACGCGCCAATCAAGTGGATCAGGCCAAAGTAGTAGAAGCCAAAGCCCGGTATGTAGCCGTAGTGAACGAAGTGGGTTCGCTTCTGATGTGTGTCATCGTCTGGTTCCCAGTTGCGACGGATTGCCAGAATAGTGCCGCTACCCTTTTCCATCGTGACGATGTACGGTAACGCTACGCCGTCCTCGCTTTCAAACCCTTCCAAGTCGAGGTCAACTTGCATCTCAAGGAGCTTGTAGCGATCATCGGTGGTAGCACGGAAGCCCATCTTCTCCGCGATCTTCTTCTCGACATCATCCAATGTGTTCATCGGAGGGCCAAGCTCGATGTCGCGGTAGAAGCCTGCAACTTGCAGTTTCTTTAGCTCGTTCTCAGTCTTACGCATCACATGGGTTACACGTGGCGCATTTTGCAAAGTCTCTGAGCCGTAAGGCACGACCACATCTTCAGCAGGTACAAAAATAGAGACCTGACGCTCCAGCGATGGGTCGTAGTACACCTTCTTAAACGCATTACCCGACAGGCCCAAGCCCCACAGCATGCGCTCATGCTCACTGCGGTACTCGGTCATCACCTCAGTAAGCTGATAGTTCATATCCGCTTGAACGCGCTCCGCAGCGTCCTTCTTTTGAGTGGTCTCCTTTCCAATGATCTGCGTCTTAACCGGGCCACTCGCCGGGAACGTCGCCATAATCGTCTCGGACTGGAACTTAACCAGAGCCTCAGATAGAAGGGGATGGTAAACCCCGCAAGCGCCTTCCCACGGCTCACTTCGTTCCTCCAGTCTCATACCGAGTAGCTCAAGGCCATCGACGTAGGTCTGCATCCAGTCTTTGCGACTAGCCACGTCATCCTCAAAGTCACCCGTCAACTCACCTGCCAGCGTCTCCAGCGCGTCTTCACTGATCTTCTCAGCGAGGTTAGCGTTAAAGTCATCGTCCTCATCTTTACCCGGCTCAATCTCAATCTCCAAGCCACCCATGCCAATAGTTACCGACTCCGGGTCTTCGATCTCAATCTCGATTGCGGGTTCCTCGTCCATCATTCCCATAGCGTCCAGCCCTAGCGGCGCGCGGTTTAATGCTTTATCAATAGCCATGATCTATCCTTAGTAATAAGCTTTTCTGCGTCTGAACTCCGGCACCTCGTCCGGCTCGTCAAGTACCGAGCGAATGTAGCCACCTTTGCGAAAGCGCATTAACGCGAGAGATACCGAGTCAACATAGTCATCATGCTCCCCGCCGGGGAACGACGCTACCTCATCCACCACTTCTTCCGCCCAATGTGTGTTGGGTACCCAGACGCGCCCACTCGCAAAAATGTCTGATACCGCATTTAACCGGCTGATCTTGTCATTGCCTTTACCCGGTGTGAACTCTTGCACGGGTATACCCATCGACCGCATCTCATAGATGAGCGGCGCTCCGGTTGCCTTCTTCTCGATGATGATAGAGTCCGGCTCCCACTCCTTGCACTCCTCAATTGCCTTTTTCTTTAGCTCTGGAAACTCCATGCGCTTACGGAAGGCATTTAAGAGGATGATGTTGGCCTGCATTATCCCGCTGGCATCCTCCTGATAGAAGACCCCCCACGTGGTGCATGCCGAATAGTCAGCACGGTTGTGTTTCTCGAACGCCGTATCCCAGCTTTGCAGTACAAATTCACACTGCGGCGGGTTGTCTTCCTCCCATTCCTGCCACCATTCACGCTTGATGATTGCAGCAGACTCGGATGTGGGGTTCTGCATGTACTGCGCCATCCATTTCTGGTTGGGCAGTTCGTTTTTCAGGGCTTGGAGTTCTTTAATTGACCAAAACTCAGGCCAAAGCGGGTTGCCAGAGGGCAGAATCGCCGGAAACTCAATCACTTCCCACTCATCGCCGTCACGTTGCGCAGCGGCTTTCAATACTTGGCCCGTCAAGTCCTTCTTTGACCAGCGTGTCATCACGATGATGATCGATCCACCCGGCTGGAGACGCTGACGAGGCCCCGATGTGTACCATTCGTAGGTCTTATCGTAGATTTCCGGGTTTACTTCGGCTAATGCAGCCTCTTGTTCGCTGTGCGGGTCATCAATAATGAGAATATCCGCACCCTTACCGGTCACCGCACCGCCCACACCGATAGCGAAATAGTCACCGCCCTTGGATGTGTTCCATCGACCCGCCGCTTTGGAGTCTGATTGCAGTGAAGTCTCGGTAAAAACGTCTTTGTATACGTCGCTGTCCACCAAGTTACGGACTTTTCGACCAAAACCGACAGCAAGCTCTGCTGTATGAGACGTTTGAATTACCTTTTTGTGAGGAAAATTGCCCAGAAACCACGCTGGCAGCAGGTATGAGGCGAATTCTGACTTCGTATGCCGTGGTGGCATGTTGATGATGAGTCGTTTGCACTCTCCCCGAGCCACCCTTTCAAACGCTCTAGCCATCTTCGCATGGTGTGCCCCATCAATAAAGGAAGGCCAGACCTTATGGACGAACGCCATGAAGTCTGTTTTGGCTGCATCTGCCGCTTTCCTCGCTGCCAACTCCTCCAACAACTCCGCTGCTTTAACTTGAACTTCTTGCGGGAGGACGTTGAGCAGGGCGGGGTTAGTCTTGAGCGTCTGTAGCAGGTTCGGTTGTGCTGGGTTCTGGGTCATCCAGTGCCGCCAATTCCGCGTCTAGGTCGATCAAAGGTTTAGGCCGGGCGGTGTTTTCTATCACCTCGGCATTCCCCATGTATTTCTCCAAGAGCGTCACTAACTCGCCTTCAAGGTCGGCAGTAGACTTTTGTTTTATGGTGATCTCCATCTGTTCGCTGAACAGGTTCACACCTCTGCGTTTACCCAGCAGTTCTAGGGCTTTTAATCTGACTTTGGGGTCTTCGTCTTCCGTCTCTTCAAGGAGCCGGTTTGTGACGTAATTGGCGATGCGGCGGTTGGCACCGAGAAACTCGTGATCGTAATGTGTCAGGAGTGACTCTAATTTGAGGATAGCGCCGGGAGGAGTCTTGGCGACATTGAATGCTTTCTGCTCGGTGAATAGGTGGTGTGCTTCCACGCTGTCTTCATCCGTTACCTCAACCTCCGCACCCTCGTTCATTAGTTCTTGGAGTGTCGCGCATGCGGCGGCTGCTCGTTCACGAAACTGCTCCACCTCCTCCGGCGTTACGTCCAGTGGTAGTGGTATGCCAACTTCAGGTGTGATGACGAGGGGCATAGGCAAATTGTCATGTTCTGCTTTCGCAGATTTTTTACATACCCCCCGCCATATGGAACCTAAATAAAAAGGCAAGGGGGGTGTTTCTATTTTGCGCAGTATAGCCCTGCTTGGATTTTTTGCAAGGGGGTGGGGGTACCACCGCGCCTATCCTTGACGACATGTTAACAAATTAACATCGACAGCACCCCCTCCGCATAGTGTAGCTGTTTTCAAAAAATGCGTATCGGATGTGTGGAATACAGCGCAGCGGCGGGGGCGGAGTCCCATCTGCCAGCTTGGGGGGTGGGGGTAGGGTGGGGTCGCGGGGTGGCGGAACTTACTGTCTGACAGTAACTTCCAGGAAAGCTTGACAAGCGGAAAGCTTTATGGTGTAATGACGTCACTGCATCAGCGGATGCAGCAATTAACAAGGAGTTATCATCATGACTACTAAAGCCAAACAAACCAAAATCGTTAACGCTATCGACCAAGCTGTTAAGACATTGTCACAATCAAAACGCGATACTGCGAAACCTTCCGCAGTTACATATGTTGCAACAAAAGCGCATATTGAGTTAGCGCGTGAGGCCGGTGGATTGTCGAAAGTAATTCAGGACAATCAGGAGTACTTCAACAAAATTGCAGGTATGTTGCGTGATGCAAAAGTAGTAATAGGTGATGCGCGTAAATGCCCACTTGCAAAAGCTTTTCTTGCCGCGCGTTTCACTGGCAAGGTAGCTGCATCGACTAAAGCTAACGCGCTGTTAGCGTTTCGCAAAGCGGTTTCAAGCGGCAAAGAATATAGCGAAAATGCTTATCGCAAGGCCGATGCCAAAAAAGAAACAGCAAAAAAGGGTGCG